ACACGGATGATAGCTATTTAACAATGAGTTTTCTACTATCCGACACCAAGGATTTTGAAGGTGGGGAAATATATATTTTTGATTCAAATGGGTCTACTGAAATTGAGAAATGGGATGACAATTTTTATGAGGAAACTTCGAACCGTGAAAATTTTATAACTTCTCACCCAAATCTCCCTATCCTGGATTATCAACAGGGGGATTTAGCTGTGTACACGGGTGGTAAAAATTACCATGGGACATTACCCATAAAAGGTGGTGAACGTTATATACTCACTTTCTTCTTAGACAAAGCAGTCCTTACTTAAGTAAATTTCATAACTGCTTCAATTGTTTTCTTCTTTTTCACTTCTAGCATCTCAGTCCTAGCTCTCATCAGCATCCATATTATCACAATTAGAATAGCAAAAATTAATATCATTCTGTTAAGATCCATTAGTTAATTTATACTGACATTTTTTTTCTCAGGTCATTATAAAAAAACATGGGAGGAGGTGGCAGTCAAACTGTGAACCAAACATTCAACATGGACGTTGTGAATAAAAGTCTAATGACTACAATTACAAATAACCAACAGTCTCTTTCCGCTGCTATGAGCAACATACAGAAAATTAAAGTTAGGGTTGGTAACATGGGTCCAGACTGTGATATTAAATTAGGGCAGAAGATTGATGCTACATCACAATCAAGTGCAGTAATGTCACCAACGACAGTAAACGAAGCAAAAACAGTCGTATCAAACGAACTCGTAGCATCTGCTGCCGCTGCGATGGAAAAAACAACCGAGGCGGGGAACCTGCAATTTGGTGATAAACAAAATATGAACCAAGAGGTTAATATGGCAATTGAAAACGTGATTGAAAATACATTCGAAACGAATAACCTGAATGAAGTAATTTCTGAGATGATTAACTTACAAGAAGGTGACTTGGAAATCAAAAACTGTAATGGTAAACTTGATTTTAAACAGGATATCGTTGCCACTTTAATGGCTGAAGCGATTACCGAGTCTCTCACTCAAAACATCGCTGACAGTGAGATCCTCAACAAACTCAAAGCGGCGACAGAGGGTTCCCAGAAAACCGAGAACAAGGGTCTTGCTGACATCGTTGATTCTATTGGTGACGCTTTTGCTGGACCGATAAAATACATAGTCATCGCATGTGTCATATGTGTATGTATACTCGTGATTGGTGCAGCTGTCATGTTCCTGTCCCCAGCGGGTCAGAACATGGGTAGAGAAGGTATGAAGAAGTTCTAAATTAAATAAGTAAAAATACAATCCATTAACTTAAAGAGTTACACAGTCTTTATGTTAATGATTCTAAGTATCGACGTGGGTATAAAGAATTTGGCGATATGCCTTCTCGATGAGGACAAAAATAACCTGGTTGTTGAGTGGGATGTTGATGGTATCCCCCCACAACATAAGGATGGTGTCTACGTTTCCATGAGAGACCACCTAGATGCTCGTCCATGGGTCCTTGGTGCAAAGACCATTCTCATAGAAAAGCAACCCGACCGCAATAAAAAGATGGTTTCTGTCATGCACTTCCTCCATGCCTACTTCATAATCAGGTGTCCCAATGCTGAAACTATTCTTTACGATGCTCGTCACAAGATTCCAGATGTTGCAGGACCTGGTAAGGCACAGTACAATAAGAGGAAGAAGGTTTCCATCGAGAGGTGTGAAGCCTTTATCCGTAGCAACTCTGTAAATTCTCACTGGATTGATACATTTGTAAAATCTAAGAAGAAAGATGACCTCGCAGACACTGTCATGCAAGCACTCTCATTCGTGAATAGGAAGGAGGTATTACCAGCTTCACAAAAGAAGAAGTCTACAAAGTTGGTGGCACGTCGACCAAATGAGAATCAAAAAATGACAAAGTATTCAAAATCAAACTTAGCTTGGATTTATCTAAACAAAGTTGAATGTGAAGTTATTGAAAATAATAAAAGATTTATGAAAGATCTAAAGAGGTATTACAGAGACATCAATGAGTTGATTAAAGATATGAAGTAAAGTATATACAAATGAGTCTCACCATCCGTATGTGTGCCCCCGTCAACAAAACCAACCTGGACAAGGTTATCAAGAGTAACAAGCGTCTCAAATCAGCCTTTCATTCACAGAAGAGTAAAAGATTGAACCATCGTATAGCCCTCGATGAGCTCGATACATTCATGGAACTTGTGGATGACGCGATGGATGCCATGAATGAGACAAAAGTTGATATTGAAAAGACACAAGCGAAGTTGTACAAACTTTATGATTTTTGCGGAGAGGTTCCAATGGATGATAAATGTAAATATTAAAGAATAGAACGGATAGATATTCATAATGAAGAAAGTATTGGACCATGGATTCGTAGAACTCGTTGACCACATGCCTCAACAAAACCTAGATAAGGCTATTGTTGATGGCGCTCGTGTGAGTTATCAGACGGGTACTACAACCACTAGAGGAGATAGAGGTCTTATCCGGTATCTTGTTCGAAACTGGCACACTTCACCACTCGAACTTGTGGTGTTCAAGTTTCGTATCAAGGCACCCCTATACATTGCTCGTCAGTGGCTTCGACACCGAACCGCATCTGTGAATGAGATGTCCGCCAGGTATTCTATCGTTGATGAAGAGTATTATGAACCAGAAGTATTGCGTAAGCAATCTGAAATAAATCACCAAGGATCAGAAGGTGTAGTGGAAGTTGACGAAACACTCACAAAAGTCATATCCACGCAATATAAGAACGCCTTCAAATTGTATCAACATCTTTTAGATACGGGTGTATGTAGGGAACAAGCTCGAGGTGTCTTACCACAATCAACCTACACCTCTTTCGTGTGGAAGATGGACCTCCACAATCTCATGCATTTCTTGCAATTGAGAATGGATCATCATGCCCAAGAGGAGATTCGAGACTATGCCACGGCTATATATGAACTTGTCCAACACCTGGTACCCCACTCTATGGAGGCATTCATGGACTTTCGTGTAAATTCTATGCAGTTGACTGGTCCTGAAATTGAAGCTATAAACTCTGGGAAAGAAATTGAATCTCCAGGTGAAAGAAGAGAGTTTGAAGAAAAATTAAAACGATTAAAAATTAATATCAACACATAATAAATGCTTGCCATTACAAACACTTTCACTGTATTCGCTGCCGATAAGAAGAACAAGGGGTTCAAGAAGTTGAGTAAGAAGATTCAAAAGGAACGCGACACTGACGTGGACAAGATCAAAGAGAAGGTCTCTGATATTTTCCGTGATGAACAGCGTCGTCTGAAAGGGTACTTTGATGAACATAACAAGTTGATCAAGAAGGAGGAGACGCCCAAGAAGAGTGGGAAAAAGTCTATAGACTTTTACGAAAAGTAAACCACAGAGTACATAAGACAAAAAACATCGCCATGGGTTGATTATCCCCAAACCTCTCAGCCAGTAGAGCGCAAACCACGCTGTACTGGACGACCCTAATTTCCTGTTGCGTTTTAACCATCGACCGCTTCATAGACCCCCTCGACTTTTGCAACCCCATGACAGCTGTATTTATTTTACCAATTGTCCCAGGAATCTCTGTAGTCTTCATGAATATATCCCCAATATCTACAGACTCCAGGAATTGTTGTTGGATGAGGGGTTCAAGGTACGTAAAGTAGTTGAAGTCTGGGTCCAATTTGAGACAAATACCTTCAATGATGGAAAAAGATTTTGCCAGGTATACGAAACTTGTTGGTACGACGAAGGGTTTTTCCATCGCGAGTTGGACAGCTAGTTCATCATTCATGATTTTAGAACTATCTAGAGTCTCCAGGTACCCCAAAATAGTTTCGAAGAATATCTCAATATCAGAGACATCAGAGGTTGTCGGGACGATGACACCTAATTTGATGAGGGTATCGACTATCCCAGCTGTGTCACGGGTGATGATAAATCCAAATAAGGATTTGAATCCATCCCTCAACTCATCAGATAAATTTATAAGTAATCCAAAATCATAAAATACAAGTTTCCCATTGGGTGAAAAACCTAAATTCCCTGGGTGGGGGTCTGCATGGAAGAACCCAATGTCCATGGTTTGAATGACATATGCATTAATGAGTGCTTCACATATCTTCTTCTTATTCACTTTGGGGTCAGTAATCTCTGTGAGTTTTGTTGATGGGACATATTCCATGACAATCATGTCGTTAGTAGAGTACTTCTTATAGACTTTAGGAACCTTGACCCAGTCAACATTCTTCATACCCTTTTTGAACTTGATGGCATTTTGAATTTCTTGTTTGTAATCTGCTTCACCTAGGAGATACTCAATAGACTCCTCGAGGACTAAACCAGAACTATTCCCAGTGTCAATACCAACTTTTTCTAAAAATTCTACAATTTCCCTAACATTATCTGTATCCTCCTTCATAATGTTTAGGATTCCAGGTCTTTTTACTTTTACAACAACCTTTTTTCCATTATGTAGGACCGCCATATGTACCTGACCAATACTCGCAGATTTGAATGGCACCAGGTCAAACTCTTTGAACACGCTTTGATCTACAACATCATGTATTTCAACGGGAGGAACGTTGTCTTGGAGAGATTCCAACTCCTTTGTAAATTCGGGTGGGTAGAGGTCTCCTCTCGTCGAAGCAATTTGACCTAGTTTTACAAATGTTGGACCAAGATCGAGGAGTTCATCTTTCGTCCATCGACCCAATTCAGCTTTATCTTTTACAGTGGCATTCTTCCACAGAAATTTACCAGCAAATTTCCATGTTTTCAGCTTCTGTTTCGGCGGCATTTTAACGCGTGAAGACGCATACACACTGGCTTCACTGAGTATTGACAGCATTATCCTACATTAAATATGAAATTAATATGTCAACTAAAAGTAGAATGAAGATTCATATCATTGGTGCAGGACCGACAGGGATGTCTCTCGCATGGGAGATTCTCAGGTCAGGTGAACACGACGTCACCCTCTATGATAGAAAAGTATCAGCTGGAGGTTCGTGGTGGGAACCCGAAACGGAAACACGTGATTTACACGCACATAGGATTGTATTTGATCGGGCGTTTGTAAACACACAGTCCATATTTTCAGAGATGAACATCCGTTGGGATGATATATTTCAAATCGTGGAAAGAAAGGATATGTTTGGATTTGCTTTTAAATCCCTAGGTGTAAAAGATTATGGAACCCTCGTGTCCATGTTCTCCAAGGTAATTGCACAACCTAAAAAGTATAGGGGTATATCCCTGAAAGATGCAGTAGGAAGTCTCACTGAGACGGGTCAGGCATACATTGAACATTTACCACTCATCATGGATGGGGTTACATGGGATGTGATGTCAGCGTACGAATTTGTAAAAAATTTGGACCATACCATACTTTCACAAATGTACACACAAAAGGTGTCAGGTAAGGTGATGTGTGATGCGATGGAGGAAGCACTCATCAACGCTGGTGCCAACTTTATTTTTGGTACAGAACTGATGAATGTTGAATATGGGGAGGACAATTTTGTTGCAACCTTTTCAGATGAAAGAATTATTGATGATGGAATGCTCTTTTTGTGTCTCGATAACAGTCCAGCCCTGAAATTTTTGGGAGACAACTGGGGACCAGATGCCCTCAAGAAGGTTCAAGGAAGTACATATGGTGCTATCAATGTTCTAATTGATTATGAGGAAACACCAGTCATGAAAACAGACCTTGAAATAGCAATCCAAACCAAGTGGAATTTACAACCCAAGGTTCTAGTTGATACTAACACTATATCATGTGTCATATGCGACCTGAATGAAGAAGTGTTAAGTTCGAATCCCGAAATCATAAAAGCTGAGGTTATTAAACAACTTGGTTTACCTGAACCCCTCGATATACGAATTGGATGGGGTGCAGAATGGGAAGTCGAGGAGGAGAAGTG